ACCTGCGGTGTCGCGCTCGATTTCTGAGAAACTGTTTCCGTGGATGATGGCCTGCTGAACCATCACGAGGCGCCACATGAAGGCGTTCATCTCGGGGTTCGGCGCGAGGTTGAGGAGATTCGAGAGTGGGCCGGTGATGGGGTTGAACTCGGCGTCCTTCACTTCCCAGGGCAGCTTCGCGATCTGGGAGGAGATGTAGATCAGGCCGCGGTGGAAGGCCGCGACCTGCATCGAACTTTCTTCGCTAACGTTCGTTTTTCCGAAGGACCAAAAAGCTCTACGGGGAGTGAAGACGTATTTTCCAGCGGACGTTACCCTGGCCCATACCTTACTGAAAAATCCCATCTATCCTCCCCGCCGAGTTTCTACTCTTCGCTGCTCTCTTCGTTCCCGCCGTCCGTCGTGCGGATCTCGCCCTCGGCGCCCGAGGACTTCAGCTCCTCGGTTTTTTCTTTGGGCTCGCTGTCACCGAGTTTCACGGTGCCGTCGCCCTGGTCCGCCGATTCGGGCATCTTGCTGGAGAAGGCTTTCTCTTCCACGGCCTTCTCGGGGGTCACGATCTCGCCGCCGCGCTTCACCCACCGCTGAATCCAGTCTGCTCCTTCAAGCTCATAGACCTTGCCAGCCTCGAAAATCGGCTTCTCCTGGTCATTGTAGAACTTGTTTTCCTCGAAGCGCATGAAAACTTTCTTCGGCGCTCCTTCGGCTTCTTGTTTTTTGTTCGCGGCTTCGAGACGGCGTTGTTCCTTACGACTCATTGCGTGGCTCTCCTTTTATTTCTTTTCTTCCTCCACCACAGACTTTTAGGCCTTCTGTTTAAGTTGGCACTCTCCCTGCGCAACTTTGTTTTCAACCTGTGACAATTTGCACAAAGAGTCTGGATGTTCCTGTCGGATTTATTCTTGTGGTTTCCGTCCTTGTGGTCAACATCCAACTGACATCCATGCTTCGCCTTGAATCCGCACTCCTCACAATAGTTCTTTTTGCGGGGGTCGTATCTCTTGGTGGTTGGCCCGTTAGCGCAGTAGTAGCATCTCCTTCTATATTTCTGAGTTCCGTCTTTCGTCTTGTGCGCAAGTTTTCTGAGATTTACCTTGCACTCCGGGCATATCCTGTTTTCCATCCTTCCTCCAAACGAATAGGGCCAGTAGTAACTACTGGCCCTGCCCATTGTCAACGAAGGAGATGCACCTTCGCTCCGCTTATACGGCTTGGCCGTAGGCGGGGAGGAAGTTGTGCTCCACGACAGCCACGACGCTGCCGAGTTGCGCGCCGCCCGAGTCGGCGGTGTCCACCGACACCCAGGCGTAGCCGTTCGCGATGTCGAGCTGCTCAGCGAGCACTTCGAACACCACGATCGCCGCGCTGTCCGCGAGGAGAGCGTGGAGGTCATAGGCCGCCGTGTCGGAGCCCGGCACCACTTTCGTGAAGATGGTGGCCGCGCCGATCTTGTGGAAGTAGGGGTTCGACACCGACAGGTCCTTGGAGTTACCCGCGGCGGCGGCGTCGTGCTGGCGCAGCGTGAAAACGTGGGCCGAGGTCGACGAGCCCGCGCCGAGCGAGCAGACGAAGGAAATGCGGCGAGCATTCTTCATCGACACGCGAGCGCCGGTCACGGCCGCGGTGTTGAGGTCCACCGGACCCACCACTTGTTTCACGACTTCTTCTTCCATCATAAAGTGTTCCATTTCAAAATCTCCTGAAAATTTGTTTAAGAACCGATCCCTGTTTGTTCCGGCCCTGAATCTTTTTATCTCCTCCCGGCTAGGGCCGGGTTCACCGGGAGGAGGCTCGGGTTAGCGGGCTTCGAGCTGCACGAAAGCCGACATCTGGTAGCTGCCGAACTCCGTGGTCACCGGGGCCTGGTACGGGCACTTGCCGTCGAGGCGGAGGCTGAACCGGAACGCGGTCATCTCCTTGTCGAAGAGCAGGTGGATGGAGGTCGCGCTCTTGATCCCTTGGGCTTTCTGGATCATGTAGTAGTACGACAGGTCAGCGAAGATGATGTCGCCGAGGTCACCGAGGGCGGGCATACCACCCATGAGCGGGATCACCGGACGGCCGAGGAGCTGGCCGTAGGGCGTTTGGTTCATCTGGCCACCCGGGCTCAGGTAGATGTAGTTGCCCACATCGTCCTTGAGCAGGCGGAGCTGCTCTTCCACCGCGGGGTTGATGTACCAGGCGGCGTTCGGGCGCGAGCCCGGGAACATCCGGCTGTACATCTTGAGCACGTTCGGCGCGAGGATGGTGTCCGCGGCCTGGCCCGACTCCTTGCTCACCGTCACGGTGAAGCCGGAGTTGATGAGACCCTGGGGCTTGGCCACGCCGTTGCCCGAGATCATCGCCTTGTTGATCTGGTGAACGATCGCGGCGGGAGCGGCGTTCTGGATGTACGAGGCGAGGGCCGTCGCGTCATCCAGCAGCTCGTCGGTGGCCTTCACGAGGGCCGCGAGCTTGTGGAGGCGCCACGAGGCTTGCTTGAAGCTCGCCTTCGACTCCGTGATGGACTGGCCTTCGCCGGTCCAGTAAGCCTGCACGCCGCCGTTCCACGGCTGGTTCTCGTCCACGTTGAGGGTCAGGGCGTTGCCCGACACCTGCGTGACGTTCGCGCGAGCCATGAGGCTGTCGTCGCCGCCCATCTTCTTGAGGATGGCCTGGCTGATCTCGTCGGGGACGAGGAAGCCACCGTCTTCACCCACGCGCTCGTAGTGAGCAGCGTTCTTGAACTGGGGAGCCAGTTCGCCCGTGAGACCGGCCTTCTTCACGGCCATGAGGAACTCACCCGCGCTGTTGAAGCCGCCGAGTTTTTCGGCACGCGAGGCAGCGACGGTCACGCCGAGAGCAGGGTTGGCGGGAGCGGCCGGAGCAGCGGCCTGGGTTTGGCGGCCTTTGCTCGAAGCGGCCTTGGCCTTGATCGCTTCCGCCTTTTCGGCGGTCTCGATCTGGCCGTTGAGGCGCTCGGCCTCAGCGGACAGGCTGTCCACTTCTTGTTGCTGTTCGGCGGTGTAGCCTTCATCACCCATCTGGATGCCTTCCAGTTTGGCGACGATTTCGGCGAGTCGGGCGCGCATTTGTTCGAGGTTCATTTTCTCTCCTGAATAATTGTTGTTTATGTTCTCGTGAACTCTCGCGCTGCGCTTATTTGCGAGCTAACCGAGGCTCCACTTTCTTCTTCAAAGCGTCGATTTTCTCGCGCATCGCCTTGGCCTCGGAGTAGAACTCCTTCGGCTTCTTGGCGATCCAGCGGGAATTGATGGCGGAGGCCGCGATCGGCGCGGTGTCCTCTACGCTCTTGTCCACGAAGCCGCGGTCCACGGCCTCTTGGGCGTTCATCCAGGTCTCGGCTTCGAGGAGAGCGCGGATCTCCGCGCGGTCGATCTTCGTGCGCTTGGCGTAGATACCGAGCATCTGCTCTTCCACGTCCATGAGACGGTTGACGATGTTGTCGAGGTCGGTGCGGTCGCCGCACGCACAGGTCCACGGGAGGTGAATCATGTAGAGGGCGCCTTCGCCCATGATGATCTCGTCGCCCGCGAGTGCGATGATCGAAGCAATCGAGGCCGCGAGGCCGTCGATGTGAACGATCTTCTTGCCCTTGAACTGGCGGAGACGGTTGTAGATGGCGATGCCATCGAACACGTCGCCACCAGGCGAGTTGAGGCGGATGTTCAGCGTGTTCACGGTGTCCGGGATCTTCTTCATCTCGTCCGAGAAGTTCTTCGCGGAGATCGCGGAACCGTCGCCCCAAAAATCAACGCCGATCTGCGCGTAGATCACGATCTCCGCTTCGGTCGCGGAAAGATTCCGGATCTTCAGCGGGGATCCTGCGCGAGTGTCTGCGAGATTGAGAAGCTTCACCATTAGGATTTCCCTCGTGGAATTAATCCTGGGGCAAACTGTCCGGCTTGTAAAGCAGGAAATTATTTATGGCTTGCTTTTAGAGAAAGATCGGTTGTCACCGAGTAAACGGCGGGTGACTCTCCACCATTTCGGGGAAGGCCACACGCCAGCGTCTTTGGCAATGGCCACCAAAAAATTTCTGTAACAGGTTCCTTTACTCACCGTGTAAATTTCCCGAAGAAGCCAATCTAGTCGCGGGTCTAGCTTCCCTGGAACAATCAGTGGGGTGGGATCGTAGAGAACCCAGTCGAACCCAGAGAGCTGCCCCGCCATCGAGAAGGCAAGCTCGCGTCGGCGAGATCTGGTTATCGGCGGTCGCACCCATCCCTTTGGGGCCGGTCGAGCCAGGATCATTTCGGCATTGCGCGGGCTCGGGCAGATCAGGTAGTCGATTTGGTCTGCAACTCCTCCAACCACACGC